ATCTGAAAGTTTTGATAATGAAGATGAATTTGATGAAGATTTGATACTTTCATTAATGAAAGATAAAGGTTGGGGAGATTTAAGTTATGATAGAATTGAGGATTTTAAGGATTCTAATTACTATAAAAATCCATTTGATGAAAATGAGTTTGCTGAACAATTTGATGATTACTTATCATTTGATGATGCTATGGATGATGAATACCTAAACAATAAATCAGGGGAGGGAAGAGATATATATGATGATGATTTTGAAGAAGAATCAAATATTGATTTATCTATTGAATTGGAAAATAAATTAAGAAGTCTTAATGATGATTCAGAATTAACAATAGATGACTTTTTAGAAGAATTTGGAGTTAATCTAAATAATATGACTGGTTTTGCCTGGGCATCAATATTAAAAAATGCCAAAAAGTATAAAGATATGTCAGATGAAGAGTTTAAAAGAGAGTATGACCAATATAAAAACTCTATAACTGAGAATAATAGTATGAGATATTTGAAGAATTTCAAAGAATCTTATCAAGGTAGATGGTCTGAATCTTTAAAGTCAGAAGATGTTAAACAAATATATCCAATGGTTAAAAGAATCTTAGAAATATATCCTGGTGAGTCTGGTGACTCAGAAGGAATTGTTGAAGAATTAGAAAGAAAGTTAAGAAACTATGATGACATAGTTAGAGAATATATCATTGATACTTTAATGTTTGGTGATCCAGATATTTCATTTGATGAATTAGAAAGAAAAGTAATTGACTTAGGTGATAGAATCTATGATATGGGTACTGAGAGAAGAATGGTTATAGATGCCTTTGAAGATGCCTTTGAAGTTATTGGTAAACACTTTTATCTAACAGAAAGTAAGTATGAAGAAAATATATCAGTTATAATAGAAGCAGGTGAAGGTAATGCATTTATAAAAAATAGATATGTTAATTTAGAAATTAATAGAAAATTAATGAAGATATTAAATAATCAATTTAATCTAAACTTCAATGAACTTTCAGAAAAAAATAAAATTGAAAACTCAAAGGTTTCAGAAATATCTGATTTCTTATGTAAAATTGGTTTACATAAAAATGAAAGTAAATTAGATGACAGAGTTAGATTAGTATTTAGTGGTAAATTAACATTAAAAGATATAAAAAAATTAAAATAATGAAATACTTAAAATTATATGAAAACTTTACTAACCAAACTCCTTTAGAAAGACAATTTTCAGAAGTTGTAGTTTCAGGACTTAATAATAATGATAGAGAGATAACAACATTCTGGGCAACATTTAATGCACTTAAAATTGAAATAAAAGATTTTATTGATACAGAAGATAGTCTATATAAGGAGATGATGTATAGAATTGTTGATGACCAAGATCCTGTTGATGTGATGGAAAATATTGTTAGTAGAATTGGTGAAAAAAGTACTGAAATGGAAAGATTATTAACAAAAATATCAGAAATTAATCCTTATAAATATAAGGAGCAAACATATTCCGATGATGATGAACAAATGGAAATGTAATTTCTTAAAATAAAAATAAATAAAAATGAAACACTTAAAAAAGTTTAATGAGAATACATTACCTAGAGAGTTCCAAATAAAATCTATTGCAGGTGCTTTAAATAGCTATCAACATATTAGTATGACTGATGATAGAATGACCTTTGACTTCCATGTGAAAGAACAAGATAATATAGAAAAAAAATTGAAAGGTATTACTTGTAAAGAATTATATGAATTATATTTTATGTTAAATGAAAATGGTATAAAAAATTTAACTAGACTATTTTCATTTGTTTTTAATGATTTAGAAAAAGAACATAATAGTAATCCTGTATTAAACATTTGGGATTTAAGACAAATTAAAAAATTATATTTTAAATAATGAGACACTTAAAAAGATTTAATGAATCACTTGAAAAAAACTTCCCAGGTGAAATATCTATATCAGACTTTATAGATAAACTTAATGAAGGTAGAACACCACCACTTGGAGCAAGTAAAGAAACCATTATTTCTTGGTGGAGTCAAAATAGAAGTAATTTCAAAATACATTACTTTCCATTCAATACACAAAAACCTATTATGGGTTGTTTTGTTGGTACAGATAGAGTTTTAATTAACTCAACACCACCAGTTCCTGGAGATATTAAGTTTTTCATAGCTCTTCATGAATCAAGACATGCATTTCAAGAAGAAAATGGTGAGTTTACACCTAAATACTTTCAAACTGTTGTAGATGGTAATAAAGAAGAATTCTTACAGAACTATAAAGAACTTGAAGATGATGCTAATACTTATGCAATTGATTCTTGTAGAACAATGGGATTTACACAAATAGTTAATATGGAGCGTATGTTAAGAAGTAATGAAAATATGGGAGAAGAAATCTATAGAATGATGACTGATGATTTAGCTAAAACTAATGCTAGCACATTCTTTGAATTATTAGAAGGACAAATCCTATAACATTTCATTTACATTCTCTTTTAAGAACTTTTCAATTTCTTTTAATTTTCTAAATGATGTTTTTATATCTAATTGGATTCTATAGTTTTAACTATATCATCTTCTTCAATTTCTAACTCTTTAACTTTTAATTCAATCTCAGGAAGATACTCAAATAAATTATTTTTATCAAGTAAGTCTTCTTTTGATTGAATTTTTATTTTACCATCAGGTGAGGTAAACTCATAATTACCCTCATCATTAGGAGTAAATATAGTTCCTTTATCATATAGTTTTATTTCTTCAAACCCTGTATTTGTTATTAAGTCTTTTATTAATCTAAATTTCATAAATATTATATTAAACTTAATAACTTTGTTTAATGAAGTCATTTTCCCAAATAGAAATAACATTATATCCTTTTTTTATTAAATACTTTTCTCTATTTATAGTATTTCTATATAATTCACCAAATGTTTTCTTTGAAACTGAGTTATAATCTTCTGGATTATATAAATTAGGATTACCATGCCAAAAATCACCATTAAATTCATAAATAGTATTTGTAATTGAATCATAACCATCAACAATATACTTACCAATCCTAACCTGTCTTTCTACTACACCAAGAAAATCTAACCATTTATTCTCTTTTATACCACATCTATCACCACATTTAGGACAACCTCTACCACTCATATGTTTATTAGGAGTTTGTAGAAAATCATTATGTATTTTACAAGTTATAATTACATATTTATGTATATCAGTATAAATAACTTTATTGTATAAATATCTATCTTTATGTTTTTCTATAAATCTTTTTATTACATCTTCAATTTTTAGTTTACCCCTACCATTATTACATTTCTTACATCCACTTCCTCTAAGATGATGGATTGGTCTTTGATGAAACTCACCATGTTCATTGCATATAATTTTTACATCTATAATATTATTTACATAATTTACTAAAGTATAATCATATTTATAATTATGAACTATATTAGACTCATCAATAAAATCCTTAGTGCTTTTTCTTGCCATTTATATTAATAATTTTTTAATTTTCTCATTCTTACTATTCTTTAACATATCTTGGTATATTAACCATTCAATATATTTTGATTTATTATTAAACTCTTCATTTAATACATCATCTAATTGTTTGTCTATGGATATGGATATCCTATTTTTATTAATCTTTTTCATATACTATATATTAAGTTAGTACTTCTTCCTTTGACATTTTGGTGTAATTTTTGTAAACTTTTTTAATAATTTTTATATTAGATATATGGCAAGGAAAAAATTAGAAGATATTAATAAAAAGAAAAAAACTGGTATCACGGTTAATATTGACTTGATAGATATTATGGATGAATATCTTGAAGAGATAGGCAATTCAAATAGATCTAGATATGTTGAAAAATTAATAGAAGATGATTTACAAAAAAGAGGAATAACAATTAATAAAAAATTTTAATATGAAATTAAACAAAAAGTTTTTAAAAGAATACTTAAATAGTACTTCTCCAACAGGATTTGAATATGAGTTAGGAGGACAGCGTGTATGGATGGACTATATGTCTAAATATGCTGACCAAGTAGAACTTGATAACTATGGTACTGCTTATGGTGTTATGGGTAATTTAGAATCTGACTTTAAAGTTGTAATTGAAGCTCACTCAGATGAAATATCTTGGTTTGTTAATTACATTGATTCTAAAGGTTACATCAAAGTAATCAGAAATGGTGGCTCTGATGCAACAATTGCTCCTTCTATGAGAGTTAATCTATGGGGAGATAAAGGACCTGTTACAGGTGTTTTTGGACACCCTGCAATTCACATTCATGACAGAAAGAAAGAAGCTGATTTAGATTCAATCTTTATTGATATTGGAGCTTCTTCTAAAGAAGATGTTGAGAAAATGGGTATAAATATTGGCACTGTTGTTACCTTCAAAGATGAACTAATGGAATTAGGTAAAGATTACTACACAGGTAGAGCTTTAGATAATAGAATTGGTGGATTTATGATTGCAGAAGTTGCAAGGAAATTAAAAGAGAAAGATATTAAACTACCTTTCAAACTTTATGTTGTAAATTCTGTTCAAGAAGAAATTGGATTAAGAGGTGCTGAAATGATTGCACAAACTATTAAACCAAATGTTGCCATTGTAACTGATGTTTGTCATGAAACATCCTCTCCTTGTTATACTCCAAGTAAACAAGGAGAGCATGTTGCTGGTAATGGTGGTGTTATCACTAGAGCTCCTGCAGTTCACAATAGATTGAGAAAATTAATCTTAGACACAGCAGATAGTAAAAAAATACCTCACCAATTAGCAGCAAGTTCTACTCATACTGGAACTGATACTGATTCATTTGCTTACTCAAATGGTGGAACTCCATCTGCACTTATTTCATTACCATTGAAGTATATGCACACAACTTGTGAAACTGTTCATAAGAAAGATGTTAAAAATGTTATTGAGTTGATTTATGAAACTCTTCTTAACATTGAAGAAAATCACAACTTTAAGTATAACTCTTAAAAACAAAAAACCCATCAAATGATGGGTTTTTTTATTTTCCTAAGTAGTTCATTAATTCAACCATATTCTTAATTGCAAATCCAAGTGATTCTAAGTTTTTAACAGTATCTCTCAAAAACTGAATATGACTTTCTATTATTTCCATTGCTCTTTCATTCTCTGCCAAATGACCATCAATTAAAATACCTTTCTCTCCCATATTGGTTTTAATACCAAATCCAGTTGCATAAAAAACAAACCTATCTTGTTTTAGTCTTTTAATTTTTGTGGATTCCTTACTTCTTTTATTAAGAAATAGATTTACTTCTTCATTCAATACTTGTCTGAATGAAAGCGCAAGTGCTTGTGTATTTAGAATTTCTTTATGACTTGCAGGTAAACTAAAATCCAATGCCAATGATTTAAACAATGGATCAACATTTTTACTCCACTCTATTCTTTTATCATTAAAAAAGTCTTCCATTTTATCATTTACTTCTTTAACTTTGGCAATTCTATCTACTTCTTCTTGATTATATAGATTCATCTTATTTGATTATTTTTTTAAGCTTATAGTCTCTCAATAAGTCTGTCTTTGATAAACCATTATTTATCAAAGTACTTACTTTATTCTCTAATTTATTGTTTAGGTATTCTTCAAGCAGGTCTGCCCATTTTTGTGTTAAGTCAATGTCTTCAATTACAACATCATCCATATTAACATTAAGTTCAATACAATTGTTTCTACAATCTATTAGAATTTGAATTGAGTTATAACTACTATTATCAGTTAGTATTTGACCTGTTGAACTATTTATAATAGTATCTGATTCTTTATTCTCTAAATAAAGATTTATTCCAAAGTGTCTAAATCCATATTTCATCTTTTTTGATACTTCTATTCTTTCATCTTCTATATTTTCATATAGAAATGTTAAAAACTCATCAATTTCATTCATTCATAGGCCAATAATTTTTAATCTCTAATAAATTAAAGATTTATGATTATATATATTTTATCATGTGTTGTTTAGTATAAAAGAAAAAACCTCACTTTTAAGTGAGGTTTTTTATTAAAGTTCATGAGGATATAATTCTAAACTACCACCTTCTGGTCTATTAAGTTTATTATTAGTATTACCTGCTATAAAATCAAATACTTCTTCAATATCATCTTTAGAACTTGTAATGTGATCAGATGCCCAGTCATGTTCATTTAACATAGCATCAATTTCACCTCTATCCATTTGTAGTAATTCATCTACTAATCTTTTGATAGTTTCTAAATTAGAAAAGAACATATAATTACCTTCTTCTTGATGTTCTTTAAGACTTCTTAAAGTTTTAGCTAATTCCAATCTTCTTTTTTTTGTAGCATCTTTCTTGTCTAATTGAGTTCCAGGTTTTTTCTTATCTTTATCTTTGGCTTTCAATTTAGATAATTCTTTTTCTATCTCAGTTTTAGTTATTTTCTCATCTTTACCTTTACCTAAAGACTTTTTTAAAGCACCTGGTTTCTTAATTGCATCTTGAATCCATTTATCTTTCTTTTCTTCATTAAATGATTCAAATGATTGTAACTTATCCATTTTATTTGATTATTTTTTGTTTATTAATTCATACATACCATTAGATGATGGATATTGGTATTCACCTTTCTTTACTCCTTTAACAGAACCAACTTCTACTATCTGTGCTTCACTATCTCCAGTCTTTTTAAGTATCATTGGTTTATTTTCTTTATCATCTCCAAACATTTTATATTCATCACCAATTTCCATGTCTTTGAAAAGTGTTAAACTTTCATAAACTTTGTTAAATGATTCAAATGATTTTAACTTATTCATTTCTATTTTATTGTTTTTATATATATTAATATTCAAAATTATCTTTTTACATAGAAAACATCAACTCTATTATCATCTTCCATAAAGTAACCAATAAGTTTAGTTTTATTAAAATAGTTCATTGTTTCTTCCATACCATCATATTGTTGAATTGTTAGGAAATTCCAATCACTATTTTTAAGTTCATTTATCAGTTTATATGCTGCAAAACTTTTTCTATAATCAGGTAATATAACAAGTGCAACTCCTTCAATTCCTTTACCACTTAAATCAACATCTTCTATTTGTTCCCAAGTATCATTAGATTTTAAATCATAAATTATAGAATCACCAATTAATAAAACACCAACTACATTACCATTTTCTTTAGCAATATATGAGTTATCAAAATCAACAACATCTTGCAAATACTCTAATGAGTCTTCATAAGGTAATTTGTCTTCAAATTGTTTAGCAACAATATCTTTAGCTATTTCAATATCATCACCTTGTATCTTAGATACAACAATATCTTCTCTATTTAACTCTTCAAATAATTTAATGTACTTCATTATCTTTTATAATTTTTTATCAAATAAATACAAATCATAAACTGCATTTCCTTTGATATTTTTAATACTTTTCAATACTTCACCAGTAATAGAATCCATAACTTTAAATATACCAAGATTTTTCTGTTTATCTGTTAATACTCTTACTGTGTTTCCTGGTTGACCTAATGCACCCAAAACAGCTATATAAGTATTACCATAAATACTTTTTAAGAATGATATTCTTAATCCTGCCATATCCTTATTGTTATTCAAATATGAGTTTTCAAATGGTTTCATTAAATCTACTTGAGTTTCAGTTTCTTTAACTTGAATACTAGCAAATGTTTTATCTGGTTGACCAATTGTAACTTCTTCTCTATTTTGTATTTTGTTTTGGTTAATAAGTGCTTGCTGATTTCTTCTAATTTCATTGAAATCTGCTCTTACTATAATACCACCTCTCATACCTTTATCATTCATATTATAACCTGCTGGAGGTAATCTATAGAATGAACCAGTAAAAGTCATAGAAAGTATTCTATCTGCTCTAAAAAGTCTCCAAATCTTGTTTATATGTCTTCTTTGAGATACTGACCAACCATTTAAGTGCCAACCACGAAGTAAAATCTTACCTTGTGATGAACGACCTAAAACCATTGGATATAGTGTTCTCTCATGACCAGCAAAGTGTTTATCTTTATCTCCTTTGTAGTTAATTAACATAACCATACCATATCTTATACACTTTGACATTACTTGTTCAGAGTATTTAATAGGTTCATTAATTGGAATATTTGCAATATCCTTAACATTCTTTAATGAGAACCTTGGAATATATTCATGGTCTTCTATTAAGTTATAGTGTTCTTTGACAACAAACTCAACAGGTTTTTTATTATAAAAGTCTCTTGTTTGTGATAAATTCATAAACTATATATTAAATACATAATTCCTAAAAATAAAAAAGAGAAACATTTCTGTTTCTCTTTTTTAAGACCAAGTAATTCTAATATTACTTAACAGCTTCTACTTTAGTAGTGTCTGTAGCAACAGTGTCAACAGCAGTTGTATCAACTTTAGTAGTATCAACAGCAGTTGAATCAACAGTTGTTGTAGCTTCTACAGTTTCAGTTTTTTTACAAGATGTTACAGTGATTGCAACAATAGCCATTAAAGCAAATAATAATTTTTTCATAGTTTCTGTTTTTTTAATTTTTTTTACATGATTATATATCACAAAACTTATCTTTTGTTTAGAAAAAAAGTGAAAATATTTTTTTAATATATAGATGTAATAAAAAACATAAGTTAACAATGTCAATAAGTAGTAGAGAAGATGCAAATAAATATTATCAAGTAGTTAATAAACTTGTTGATGACTATATGGACAAGTGGAAGATTAAACCTACTAATTTAAAAAGATACTTAAAAACAGGTTCTGATAAATTTGAAAAGTTTATTGAGAGAAATGGATTAAAAGATATTAATGGAATCAAACAAGTTATAAATGATGTAATTGATGATAGAGTTCATATGGAATCTGATGGTGTTTTAACATTTGAAAGTTTCAAAGTATTTGAATCAGATGAATTCAAAATTACTTCACTTTTACAATGTCTTTATAAAGGAATTGGTAAAACTGATATTAAAGCTGAGAAATTCTTAGCTGACCACTTTGATGCCAATTTAAGTCAAATTGATATAGTTGATTCTGATAAACATTTATTCAAAGTAACAAATTGGGAAAATGATGATTTATTAGCAATTGTTTACAATAAAGATGAAATGGATATTATAAAAGGCAATATAAAAGAATACTTAACTAATCAGTTGTTAAAAGAAAAAGTTGATTTAATAGGTATTACTATTCCATTAGAAGATATAATAGATGATTCTAAAGCTGAAAGTTATATAGAGTCTTTTTTAACCCCACAAAAAATTTCAGATTTGATAAACAACTCTCTTGAAAATAACTTAACTAAGTTTGATTTTGAAAAAACAGATGATTTTTATCTTTGGTTTAAAAAAGAGTAATAAAAAGGGAGTTTAACTCTCTTTTTTATTTTTATGAAAATAATATTTTAATATATACATAAAAACATTAATTAATTTATGGCTCTTTTATATGGATATGGAACTGGAAGTATTGTTGAATCGTTTCGTTATGATGAGGTTGTTGATTTATTAAATCAGATTCCTAATAATACTTTAAACTTAGTTAAAGCATCAGATGTTAGAGATTCTGTATTTAGTCTTTGGGAAAGAATAAATGATTTAAGTGTTATAGTTGCATCAGCATCAGCAACACCTACAACATTTATGAATCCAGATCCAACTACTATTACTGTTGGTGGGGTTGCTACAGGAACAACATTTCCTACACCTCAAACAGTTCAACAAATGTTCAATGCTATTTTATATCCTTATACAACACCAACAATATCACTTAGTGTAGTTAGTTTTTCAGGTAGTACAACACCAATAACTACACAAAAAGAATATGGACAATCATTAAATAGTTGGCTTTATTGGTCTGTAACTAAAAAGTCAAATCCTATTGTAAGTGTTGTTGTTGATGGTGTAACAATTTCACCAATTACAGGAAACTCACAAACTGGTTGGAGGAATGTGTCAGGTACTTATAGTAGTATATCAGGATCTTTTCCAGTAAGTACAGCAAATACTTTTTTAATGACAGTAAATGATGGTAGTACAAGTATATTTACAGGTGCAACAGTAACTTGGATGAATAAAATATATTGGGGTAGTATTGATTTGAGTGGACTTCTGTTTCCTAATCCAAATTTAACACTAAATCCATCATATACAACTTATGTTACTAGTGCAATAACTAGTAATTTAATAAAGGCATTAAATGGTGCAGGTGTAGGAACTGGAAGTGAATTATCAATAACTAAAAATAAGACATATAATCAAATTAATGCAAATGGTAAATATTTAATATTTGCTTGGCCAAGTTCAGTCAGTGGTGCCACTACTCCAACATTTATAGTAAATGGTCTACCAAATACTGCATTTACTAGAGTCAATACAGCTTGGGCATTCACAAATCAATTTAATGCCACAACAAACTATGAGGTTTGGGTAAGTAATACTGCATATAACTCTGCAGCAAATATAATAGTAAGTTAAAAAATATAAAATAAGAAATGGCAGGAACACCAAATGTAGGAACATTAGTAGGAGCAGCAATTAGACCAATTAACACTGCAGATTTAATCTCAACCGCATATGCAAATGAGATTAAAGGTGGTATTCATGGATATGCAACTCTATCAGAAAGAGATAATATAATTATTGAAAGAAGACAATGGGGTATGTTGGTTGTAGTTTATGATGACCCAACTCCATCAAATAATAAAACTTATCAATTAAAATATAATAATTTTGATACTGATTTAATGAATTTACTTAACTGGGTTGAATATACTGGTTCAAGTTCCACTAATATTAGTGAATGGCAAAATTCAGTAAAGTCAATATCATCCACTATTCCAACATTACCAAGTGATGGTGATAGATATTTAGTAGGGATTAATCAATTTTCATCTGTGATTGGTTCTCCTTGGGCAGGTAATCCAGGTGGTTTTATATCAGAATATAATGCAGCAACTACAAACTGGACAAATACTTATCCAATAAATGGAATGACTGTTAGAGTTGACGACCAAGACAATTCACTTTATAAATATGAAGGAGATTATTCAACTGGGCAATGGGTAAAAGAAAAACTAACACAAGTTTACTCAGTTGATTTTACAGGAAATGGACTTACTTATTCAACAACTACATCACCTACATTTAGTCAATATGAAAATGATGTAATATTCTTATCTAAATTTGATGTATCAAATACAGATAATGTTTCAGTAAATATAAATGGTATTGGTGTAAAAACAATTAAAAAACCATCAATAAATGGTTTAATAGATTTATTACCAAATGATATATTACCTGAAAATACTTATACTTTATCATATGATCAAGTAAATGATTGTTTTCAGTTTTATAAAAATTACTCAAATGATGCATTTAATATAAAGTATTATATAGAGTCAACTGATTACATAATTGTACCACCTTATTGTCAATATTGGGTATATGGTGATTTAACAGTAGATGGAACTATAGTTAATTATGGACAAGTAATTATTGCAAATGGTCAATTAATAATTGGTAGTGCTGGTGTAGTTCAGAACAATGGAGATATTGAACTAATAAGTATTGCCACTGAAAATCAACCTGTTTTTAATTCAATTATAGTAGGTGGTCCTACTTCAAGTGGTGGTGTAGTAATATCAGCAACTGGTGGTAATCTTACTATTAATGATATTAATATAAAACCCTATAAAGTATATACTGCTTTATTAACACAATCAGGAACGGCTAGTCCAGTTGCAAATATATTAGAAAATACTTTAGGAGAGGATCCTATTTGGACTAGGGATTCAGTAGGTAATTTCTATGTAGATTCTATTTCTAATTTATTTACAACAAGTAAAACATTTACAATAGTAACTAATAGAGAACTTACAACATTACAATTTATCTCTGTTCAAAGTGAAACTCAAATTTACTTAGAGCAAATAGATAGAGTAACTGGTACTTATAGTGATAATATGGCAGAAATACCAATAGAAATAAGAGTTTATAACTAATGAAAGTAAATAGATATTTTGAATTTGTACAAGCAGACTTAGAGCCTGTAAAATCATTTAGATTAAAAGATGAATTAAATCCTAAAGTATGGGATGGTTTTGAACTTGATGATGAAATAAGAAGAGATTTATTACAAATAGGTGAAGACTTTTATAGTGACTTAGAATTAAAAGCAGATGTGCTTGATATTATATTCTGTGGCTCTTTATGTAACTATAACTGGTCTGAAAAATATTCTGACTTTGATTTACATGTTATTATAAGACATTCAGATATTGATGAAAATGTTGAATTAGTAGAGAAGTATTGTGATTATGCCAAAAAAATGTGGAATGGTGAACATGAAATTCAAATAAAAGGATATGATGTTGAAATAATGTTACAAGATGTTAACTCATTAAATGATGCAATTGAAACAGGTAAAATGGGTGGTGCTTATTCTATCTTAAAAGATAAATGGGTTAAGAAACCTCAAAAGATTGACTTTGTTCCTGATGAAGAAGATATTAAAGAGAAAGCTAAAACTATAATGTCTAAAATAGATGATTTAGAAGAAGCTGCAAAAGAAGATACTTATGAAACACTTAAAGATAAAATTAAGAAAGTGTGGACTAAGATTAAAGATAGTAGAAAAAGTGGTCTTGATAGTGAAGGTGGTGAATTCTCAACTGGTAATTTAGTATTCAAATTATTAAGACGTAACAACTATATAGGAAAAATAATGAAGCTTAAAAGACAAGCTTATGATAAACAATTTAATTAATTATGAACATTAGAATAGCTGAGGTAGAAGAAGCCTTTAAGGAAATATTTAAGGAAGAAGATGGTGTAGTAACTGCTATAGAAACAGTATATGAAAAGTCATCAGATGGTGATTATCTTAAACTTGTTATTTGTTTACAGGGATTATCAACAGAAGATATTTCTATTATACACACTAAGTTTATATTCAAAACAGACTTAGAAAAGAGAAATCTTATTGAAAACTCATTCATATATCTTTATGATATAAATTGTGTTTATCACAAAATAGAATTTGATAGTATTATTGATATGAAGAAAAGTATAGATGATATTATTGAATCAAATAACTTTGGTGAAGATATACAGATTTTATCTGACTTTATTGAAGCACCTGCAATGTTCTTGAACTATTATATGAAAAGAGCTAAGATTACTGAGTATTCGGTTTTTGATGTGGAATATGAACCAAAGTTTAAAATAGTTTCTTGTGAAAAAACCACATTTGACTTTAAGATAAATATTAATAATAGTTATGATATTGAATTTTCAATTCATAAAATGGATAAAGATTTAACAGAAGATCCAGAAGATATTGATACATATAAACTACAATTTAGATTTATGGATGAAATAGAATCTGTAGAAAGTGATACAATCAAAAATATTCACTTCTTAATTGGATCAAATATGTCTAAGTTATTAGATAGAAAATTAAAAAATCAATAAAAAATAAACAATATCATGGCCAAACTAATAAAATTTGAAGACTTCAAAAAAGAAGAAGAACAAAAAGATTTAAAAGACTTAAAAAGAGACTTCACTAAAAATAGTGATGATTCACAACAATTTCCAAGAAATACAAAGTTTCATTATAATGATGTAACTAAAAAAATGGATGACTTATCAGTTGATGAAGTTGATGATTCTATTGAAAGTTTAGAAGAATCAAATGGAAGTGACTTAACAGCACACCAGATAGTTCTTAACAACCTTAAAATGTATGATTTAGAAAATGTTTCTACTGATGATAATCTAAAAACTGAATTAGCTAGAGAGATAGTAAATGATTTGGTAAATGCAGGATTAATGAAATAATGATAAAACTATGATATACATTTTAGAATTTTTTGATTTTTTAAAAAAGAACAAACCTAAAAAGGATTGGAGAAGTGAATTTGATGAAGTTTACAAATATTATAATAGTATTAAAGTAAAGCCTTCAAAAGATTATCATTTTTTCAATGTAGGTATTAAATCTAAAGATAGTTTTGATGTAGCTTTAGACCAAATACATATAGGTTTTAGTAATAGAAATGGTGAACTTGAAGTAACTAACTATAAAGAAATAGATTTTGATAATTTTAGAGGTAGAACTGGTGAAGAAAGTGAACCAGGACACTACAAAGATATTACTCAAAATGAGTTTAATGAATATTTGAAGAAAACTCAAGAAATGTCAGACTTTTTGGATGAAAAAAGTGAAGAAAAATTTAACAAATCAGGAACTACAATATCTGATGATGGTATTGAACTTGGATTTGATGAGTCAGATACTGCAATTGATGAAATGAACTTTCACTTAGAAAAAGAATTTGATAAATATATTGATAAAGAATATGAATTTGAAATACAATATCATTTATGGAGTGAAGAAAGTAAAAATGAAAAAATTACAGAAAGAGTAAAATTACCAATACTTGATATTAGAATTGAATTTGCAGGTGGTAGATTTTATTCAGAAATTGAAACAGAAGGAGTTCAAGGTGAGAAATGTAAATTATGGTTAGAAGGTAGAAAATATCAGTATGTTGACTTAGAAGATAAGAGACCTGATTATGAAGAAATAATAACAATGGATAAAGTAAAAGAAGAACTTACAAGAAAACAAGAGAGAGAAAATGTAACAAAATATCCATATATTATTTCATATGATGTAACACCAAGTAAATATGATTCAATTGAATTTATTAATACAATTACAGAATTATTAGAACATCTAAATGATGAAATAAAAAAAAGAAGAGAAGCATAAAACTTCTCTTTTTTATATTAACTTATTAAGTAATAATTCTCTATTAACACTTTTTGTTATATGACCCAATACACCTTTTTCCAACTTATCTTGTATTTCATTCTTTTCATCATCTTGACAATGTTCATATCTATCTATAAGTTTATAATTTTCATTATACCAAGTATAAAACATATCAATACAAATCTCCATAAAGTCTTCAAAATCATCATGTGATTCATATATAGCTCTTAATACAAGTATATCCATATCATAGAACTCTATAGCAAAATCACTATTCCAACTTATATCAACAACAAAACCTAAATCAACTATCTTATCAAGATGTGTTTTAATCATTTAGTATATCATCTATTTTTTGATTCCTTAAATCTGAAATATATTTTAAGTAATTCTCAGTTCCCTTCTTATCAAGAACTCTACAAACTAAAGCACTATATTCTGAATACATATTAAAATCTATAAGAATCCTTGGATGAAAAGTAGCCTCACTTACAATTTTATTTTCAATTATTTCAAGGTTTAACTTTAAATCATTTAATAATATCATTGTAGTATCATTATATCTCATATATGGATCTACATATAACTCAATATCTGATAAAAATCCTATATTATAAATATCAGCACCATTAATAATACTAGTATTCCAATTCATTGCTTTAAAATAAAATCTAGCATCATCTTGAATACAAGCAGCCAACATTCCATTTAATATACATTTACTATATCCTGAATCCATAATATAATCTATTAGTTCATTAGTTGCCAATCTATCAAGTTCAATATCATTTACATACTTAGTTAAATCTAAATACTCATTTTTTGAATTATCAAGTATCTCACTAATACATTTTCTACTAATTGTTGAAGCAATATCTTTTTCAATATGTTCTCTAATAAGTGAAAAATCATCAGAACTCATTTGAACAGATGTAGAGTATTTAGCAAAGTTTGTATTAACACTTTTATCCAATGTTATAACATCACTCAACTTAATATCATTGAACATTTGATTAATCTCTAAATGGATCCCATTCTGGTTCTGATTGCTGAACATCTGAATTAACATTTATTTTTTCCCCAGTCTCAGGGTTGTAATTCATAATCAATAACTCAATACCTTTCTCTTTATCAACACCCTCTACTTTATTTTTAATTACTGCAGATGGTCTATGAAACTCTTTTGAAGTCCAAAAGTATTCATCTTTAGGTAACAATTCTTCTAATAAAGGAAAGTAGTAATATGATAATGACCATCTACATTTAGATTTCTTTAATAACTCTAATAAACGTCTGTGTGAGGAAACTCCAAAGGTGTTCTCTGTGTCACATCCATACCAAAATAGTCTTCTACCATCATCATCATTTTTAATGTCATTAAAACGAGCATAAGGTGGGTCTAAATACATATAAGTATCTTCTGCATCATGCATTGTAATAACTTCTTCAAAGTCTAAGTTATTAAACTCATTAATATTCTGTAATCTTTCAGTATATTTATTTTTCTCTAATTTATTAATTAAAATCTGTAGATTTAATTTATTAGTTTTTTTCTTAAATCCAGTGAAACCTCCACCTCTTGGATAAACAGAACTAAAACTTGATGTAATTAAAAAGGCATAAATTGCACCTACTTTTAAGTCACCAATTTCAAAGTCCATATTATCTAAGAAATCATTAGTAATGTAAGTTCTATAAATGGCTTTATAGAAATCCCATTTTTTATCTAATTCAGTTTCTGTGGTATATAGAAGTCCACCAAAATCCATTAGTTTTTTAAGCTCTACCAAAAACTCTTCTGGTCTTGAACAACATTGCATCAAATTAGCCTGATGTCTATTTCTATCATTAAAGATAACATTTTCAAATTCTAATTTAGAATCTAAGTAAATTGCAAATGAACCAGAAAATGGTTCTACATAAGTTTTACAATCTTTTGGAATTATAGGTGTGATAAAGGATTGAAAGTTTGCCTTGCCCCCGAAATATGAAATTACTGACATTTTATTAATTTTTTTTTCTGTATTTTGTTTTACTTTTACTTATAGATATTGCTATATCAAAAGTTTCTTTTTTCCTCTTTAAATAAACACTTGCATCTTTATAAAAAAAGTCATAGAACCTTTCTATATCATTAAATGAAGCCCAATCTATTACATTATATGTTCCTTTTGGACATCTTATTTTATTTTTTGTTATACCACAATATTTATTTAGTCTTTCAACATATTCTTCAATAAAATCTCTACTACCTGAGCATATATTTACTTGACCTCTATCACTTGTATCTCTAGAACCTTCTTTCTTTTTATGAATTGATATACACCCATCACCGTCAAATAATCCTCTCATAAAATGATGTTCTAAATATCTAGGTATTTCAGGATATTTTACTATCATAGTTTTATTTGAGTAGATACCTAATCTATATAAATCATTTATAGTTTTTTCCGAATATAAATTTATTGTATGTATGTTTCTTCCTTTACTTTTCAAAACTTTGCCCTCAAAATTTATATATTTTTTAAAGTCATATAAAATATCAGGTTCTTTTTGTGATATATTCAATGTTTTATTGTTAACACTACCATCTGCAACTATGAAACCTAAAAAATATGCCTTATCCTCTGTGTCTATATTTTCAAAGTAATTTTCATCAAAGTTAAACTTTCTAGTTCTTTCATTTAATTCACCACCATTTTCAATAATTACTTTTTGGTAATGTCTATCTGAAATACCATATTCTTTTATTATGTCTTTTCTTTTTAATCCATTTTGTCTTTTAAGACAAATTTCTTGTTCTTCTTCCTTTGTAAGTTCTTTTAATTTTCTCATATACTATATATAAAAATAATATAGTTCCCTCCAAAGTAATTAATATATTTTCATTATTTCTTTGGAAATAGTACATCATAAAGATTAGGTTTCTTTGTACCATTTAATTCACTTCTAATTTCCATTAAAAGTTTACCTAATTTATTCTTACCTTTACCAGCACATTTTTCACAAGAACATTGACCCCAGTAAATATCATGCCAATAGTTACCTTCAATAATTGGAACATCACCAGTCATTAGTAACATTTCTTTTAATTGAGTATCCTTGAACTTCTCATTAACTGCCCAAGTCATAAACTCTAATTTCTTAGAATCCCAGTCAGTTCTTATTTTAATTTTTTGACCTATTTTCTTTACATGACCTGGACTTTTAATAGTTGCAATCATTTCTCTAAAATCTACAGGTGTATAATATACTCCATCAAATGTTTGATTACTATTACATTTCATTGCAACATAGTAATGTTCTACTGATGGGTAAGTTATACCTTGGTGTTCTATTTTACAGGGGTAGAAGTTTGAAAGAAAACTATATCTACCATCAAATCTATTTATCATAATTACAAAATTAACATTTAATATATAATATATGAAATATTTAATAAAGTTTTTTGAATCATTTGGAAATCCAGATATTAAAGAAGAGTTACAGAATTTTTGTAATGAAAATTTAGCATACTTAATAGATGAAGGATATGAAGTTAGAATAATATGGACACCAAATTGTTATGCCTGGAGAATAAAGTTTATTAAAACTGGACAAAAATATCCAGATTTAAAAAAAGTTGAGAGGTCCAAATCATTTTATTGGAGAGATATTAAAGATGATTTTATACCATTCTTTGAAATGTTAGATACCAAATATGAAATATGTGGAACTTTTAATAAAGTATGGGTACCATCTTATCAAAAAGATGAAATAGATGAATTAGTTGTCGATTTTGAAACACCTAGATTTATTACTGAACATGCACACTTTTTTTATAAAAAAGAACAATTATTATCAGGTAAAACTACAAATAAAAAAATAAGTACTATTACAATATATGTTAAATTAAAATAATTTTTCAGTTATTGTTTTTTCTAAAAAATCTTTAACTTTAAGATTATTATTTTTACAATGTTCTTTTATTTTTTTATGAAGATCTTTGGAAATCTGAACAAATGTTTTATCTGCATTATATTCCTTTCTTTTTATTGCATATTTTTCACTATTTACCATAAGGGAAAGTTATTATTTTTATATATATTATATAAAAAACAATTATAAAGTTATGTCTTTAGATAGAAGAAAAACCACAGAACAATTTATAAAAGAAGCCAAAAATAAATGGGGTGATAAATATGATTATAGTATAACAATTTATACAACTAGAAAAAACAAAATAAAAGTAATATATGATGGTATAGTATATGAACAATTACCAAGTAATCATATGATATATGCACCAGAAAAATTATCTATACCTATGACTACAGATTATTTTATAAAAAAGTCATTAGAATTAAATGGTAGTAGATATGATTACAATAAAGTTAATATTATATCAAGTGGTAAAAAAGTTTTAATTACTTGTAATAAACATGGTGATTTTTTACAAACACCACATAGTCATATTAATGGTAAAGGTTGTCCAAAATGTAGAGAATCAAAAGGTAATAAAATAATAAGAAGTATTTTAGATAAAAATAATATAAAATACATACAAGAGTATAAATTCAGTGATTGTAAAAATAAACAGGAACTACCATTTGATTTCTATATTGAGTCTATAAATACTTGTATTGAATTTGATGGTGTACAACACTATAAACCAGTTTCTATATTTGGAGGTAATGAAAAGTATGAGATAACTAAATTTAATGATAATATTAAAAATTTATATTGTAATAGGAATAATATAAATTTAATAAGAATAAGTTATAAGGAAATAAATAAAATAAAGAATATTATAGAAACTCTGATAAAATAAAAAAGTCCATCAAATTGATGGACTTTTTTGTTGTGGAGCTGACGTTCACTGCCAAACGTGTCTTTCTTGGTTAACAACAACTATTCATTTACAGGTTTAGTAAGTTTTTCTTAACTTACAAAATATTTAGTTTTTGAATCTCAAAACTCTAATAAAAAGGTTTCACTTTTCAACTGGTGACACAGCTTTTTTGTGCATAATAGTTAAACTTAATTAAGCTACTACTAGATCAGAGATCATGTTGTTTTGTAAGCAAGCTACTATATCTTCACTTGTTCCTACTTGGTTTACGTTTCCGTTTAAAATTGTATCAACTAATTTATTAATCGGTCATTGTAGACCACCCGATACCTGCATAATCACTATTAGACCACAAATCAATTCTGTAACAGCCCCTTGTTATTATTGTATATATATTATAATTAAAAAGCCTAAAAAGTTTACTTTTTATTCAACATTTTCTTCAAACCACTTAAATACTAATTCTTTTGGGATAATATCACCATAGTATTCTTTATACTGAGCACCACCTTTTTTAATAACATAAGATGTATCATCACTATTGATACTATCAAACATTTCTAAATAATCTTGTACACTTGCAAATTGTTGTCCTAATATACTAATTGAACCATCTTGATAGGCAATCATTTTATAGTCATTTGGATCAATTTCAACACCAAATAAATTACCAAAGTAAAGGTCTAATTTTTTCAATTCATTAAATTCAAATCTAATTGGTTCTTCACCTTCAATTTGAAGCAAAATATCATCAACTATAGTTACTTTTATATCAACTTCTTCAAACCAAGTATTAAATACCAATGTATCAGTATTATAAGTATTGAACTCTAATTCATTAGTATGAAGTAAATCATACTTATTCAATATTTTTTTAACTGCTAAAATAGTTTTTTTACCAGCATATCTATGTCTTGGTATAATATTTGTTTTTTGTTGATAATAAGTTACTTTTCTTTCAGTTGGTAGTTTTTCCCAATCAACTTTACAAGCAGCGTCCAATACTCTCTTAGTATATCCTAAATCAACCCATTCTTCTTTAAAGTGTTCTTTCCAACCACCTGCACTAATATAGTACATTCTGGTATAATATCTAAGAAAGTTGCAGTATCAGTATAATAAGCATTTGGATCTGGTTTTGATTCAACTCCTAATTCTGTTAATTCATCAGAAAGTGCTTCTGCAAATTCTTGAGAACAACAATATCTTGCTTTTTGTCTTCTTACAACAGAACCTGTTTGTTTTCTATCAAATGCAACTGCTCTCTTAAATTGTTTAAAGAATTCTGGATTAGCTTCTAATGCATTTTGTGAACCCCATAAACCACCACTTAAAATTGGCTCTTCACCTAAGAAGAAGTAATAAGTACCTGGAATACCTCTTTCTATCATATTTAATAGAATAGTCATTCCTAATTTATTATCACCACCTAATATAGTAGTACCATCAGTTTTAATAATATCTCCTTCAATAACATGGTTTACTTTTTCATATTTTTCACAATATGTATCTAAGTGTGTTGTAAATAAAGTTTCTGATTTACCAACTTGAATATAGTAATTACCAATTGAATCTTTTTTATATCCAGTAGGTAAATATTTTTCTAATTTAGTTTCATGACCATATGGAATGGTATATTCTGTTAATTTTAAGAATAAATCTTTAAACTTATCTCCTGTTTCTTTTCTTTTGAATCTATTAAATAGACCTTCATTATTTTTATTCATAGTACAAATATATTAATTATTTATTCATTATCAAAATCATCACCATTTCCTTCATTATAATAGAAGTTAAACTCTAATACAGTACCACCTGTTCTTTTAGTTTGATACATATCAAATTCAGAATCGTATTGTGGTATAATATCAGTTTTTAGATGTTGTAGTATATCAAAGATATTAATCATATCTTTTAATCTCTCTAATTCATAGCAAAATACTGATACACATATATCATAACCAGAATAATCAACAGTAAAATCATCAATACCTTTATTTCTTAAAGTTGTTCTTAATAGGTAAGTTATATGTTCCATACCATCATTATTATGACCATAGTATTCATCATCATAATGGTCTCTATCATCAACACTCTCTGTAAACTTTTTATAATTATCTATCATATTATCTTATTTCAATTTTAATATATGTATCTTCAAATTCTACATAAGGATTATCAATATTATATCTTGATAAGATATTATTAATATATTTTAATGTGTTCCCTATTGTTTTTATATCAGAACCTAATGTATCAAACTGAATAAATACTTTACCATCATAACCAATAACTTTTACATCAAGGTCAAATGCATATTTTTTAATTTGATGTATTAGATTTTTATATTTTCTAATAACTTCACTATTTATTCCTACTTTTCTAATAGTAGGTAATTTACTCCATTCAACATTTACAGATGCCTTAGCAATCTTATCTAAAAATGTAATATTTTGTATTTCAGTAAATGTGTGTTCATGATCATATCCAACAGATATATTAGTACATTCTGGTATATTATCAATAAAAGATGCAGAATCTGTAAATATTCCTGTATTATCTAATGATAGTTTCATTCCATTACTATTATATTCCCTACATAAAGCAGAACCAAATTCATCAGAACAACAAACTCTACCATATTGAGAAGTAATAACAGAACCTGTTTTTCTTCTATCAAATGATATACATCTTTGTATATTTTTAAGATGTTCTATTTCATCAAAATCTCCTGCAACTAATCTTGAACCAACACCACCTCTTTCTTCACCTAGGAAGAAATAATATAATCCAGGAACATTATGTGACATCATATAAAGCATTATAGTAACTCCTGCTTTATCATCTGCACCAAGAATACTTGTACCATCAGTAGTAATAAATTCTTCATTATTAACTACATTAGACATTAATTTAGTAGGTAGTTGTTTCCAGTCTGCAGTATCTAAGTGAGAAGTAAACATAGTTTTTGTATCACCTGGAATTATCTTATAATAATTACCATGTATATCAATATCAAGTTTAGGTAAAAATTGTAATACTTCTTTCTCATGACCCATTGGATAAGTCTTTGTAACCAATGATAAGAAAGTAGAACGAACATCTTTTGGATTAAAAACAAATGGTTTATGTTCTATTGGTGTACCAACTACAATACCAAATGATTCTCCTTTAAATGAATTGTATGCAGTATGAAACTCAATAAGTGCATGGTCTGAAATTTTTAAATCTGGGAAATATGTATTTGCAAATTTTGCAATACTTATAGTTGTTTTTTTACCCTTTATTACTATATCAAAACAATTATTAACCTTAGATAAATCCATATAATAGATATTACTCACATTATTATAATGAGTATAACCATCAATAAGACCCAATATCTTATAAGATAAATTATTCTCAAATTCATCATCAATTCTTTTGATAACTTTTATAAATCTTGGTGAAAACTTTATTTTTATATCTGCCATTATTTTTATTTAATTTACTATTACTTCATGTGAGTTACCATAATCAACTCTTACCTGACCATCATTCATACCAGGTTGTTTTTTAACAAATTTTGCCTTACAATAGACTACTGTTGCTTTATCATCATCCTTTGCCTTACTATTAGCTTTAGCAATCTCAGCAACTCTTTTAATTACTTCTGGTGTAGGTAATTTTTCTCTAACTACAATTAACATATGACTACCTGGAACACCCTTTGTGTGCATCCAAATATCTGATTCTTTTGACATATTAAATGTTAAATGATCATTAGATTTTGCATCACGACCCAAATATACAATAAATCCATCAATATCCAAAGTTTTTATGTTAGGAAATTTGTTTTTACTCTCATTAAATGATTTATATTTCTTAATTTTCATAATGTATATATTAATTGTATAAAACAAAAAAGAGTGTTAAACACTCTTATAATCTTCCTCATAAATCCACTTATATCCTCCAGCACTTTTTCTAGTTCCATTACAAACTCTATATATCATTTTAATACCTGTTTCTCTCTCGGCTTCCATTGAAGACCTAAATTTAGAAATTACTTCATTTGTTTTTATATCAATTTGTAATGTAGTCTTACAAGTCTTAAAGGAATCTAGGTTATGCTTCTTACCATAAAATGCATTACCATCTCCAGTTTTTGAAATTGATATTTTCTTCTTTGTTATATCTGAAAGTATTTTACCTTTATGTTTATAACTCATTTTTAATTTAGATTCCTCAGTGTGTAGTAATCCTTTATGTGAAAAAGACATTTTTTCCTTTGTCTCTTTTGATAATATTTTATTTTTAGTACCTTGACCACCATCAGTATGGTTTGTTAATATACCAGTACCTTTATCAATTCTCCCAAGAAGACTAATATATTTTATTTCTAAGTTATTTGCTTGTTCAAATGATAAATTTTCTTCTATTTTAATTATAATTGGCATATTACCAGTTTCAATTATTGATTTCATTTTACAAGACTTATGACACTTTCTATTCAATTCTCTTTTATGAAAATGTTCATTAATTCTATTATTTTTACCATAACCAATATAAAAAGGTTTATTATTAAACTTAAAGTTACCAATTAAAAATTCATAATTTTCTAATGGATTTAATATAACGTAAACATAATAGTCATTCATAGTAATATATATAAAAAAAAGACTCCTTAAAAGGAGTCTTTTTATATAATTAATTAATTAATTAATTATTAGTTAAGTAATTGTGCAGCATCTGTAACAGTAATTGTCATAAACTGTTTTTGCGGATACCACCCCACTTCTGCAACAGCATATCTTGATCTTAGTAACATTCTTGGAGCAAATGTAGCCTCAGAGATAACTGAGATAGATTGAGCCATAAGATAAGGCACAAAAATAATTCCAGGTTGGTCAGGGTTATTTTTTCTACCTAATACAATTCTGTTATCGTTATATCTCATGTATGGATCAACATAGATAGAGATGTCTCCGATAGAACCAACTGGGTAAAGTTGACCTTGAGAGTTCATTTTAGATTTAACTGGGTTAATTGTGTAACCAGCAATATCTTGTAATGCTGCAGCTAAACCTCCATTTGTGATTAAGTATTGAGCTGGTCCAACACGTCCTTCAGTTGCAATATAGTTAGAAGCGTGAGCAATTCTAGTTATAAGCTTTCTTTGAACAGCGTGAGTAGTCTCTCCACCTGGAGCACCATTACCTGTTGCATATGTAGTATCTAAATCAAAAATAGATGTAGAAGTTCCTGCTTTTGTAGGAGCAGATGTAGCATTTAAAGATCCCATTTCAAAGATTTTAGCAACAATTTGTTTAGAGATTGTTTGAGACAATTCATTAACAAGGATTGATTCCATTTTTTGAACAATATCCATACCTGTGTTAGCTTTGATGTCTTCAATTTCAGTTCTTCTTAAAGCTGAAGATATTTCAATAGTACCAACTGCAATAGTTTTAGAAGAAATTTTTGGTCCAATAACACCTGAGTAAGATTGGTCATCTGCTAATCTATCCATTGGATAAGCACCTGCAGCAGAACCTGCTGGAGTTGTAGCCCAGTTTGCAGAGAAACCTGGAATATGATCTTCTAATGCAGAAATTAATTCAATTTTCTTATTTGCATTAGCTGTAGGTGTTACACCATTAAAACTTAGTATATAGTCTATAATTGCACCTGTTTGACCAAATGTATTTTTTGTAGCATCCCAAAAATTAGGAGTTGCAAAACTACCAGAAGTGTTTGCTTGTCTATATGCTTTAAACATTGGTAATCCATCAATTCTTGAAAATCCTAAAAATTCAACAATGTTTGTTTTAGTACCTGGTTCAGAAGTTAATTTAACTGTAGAAGATGCTGTAATTCCAAAGAAAAGTCTTCCACCAACTAATCCACCTTGTGTTTCAGTTATTGATGATGAAGTCATTGCCAATATAATTGCAGTTTTAATTGCATCATTATTATCTGCAGTAAATTTAAAAACTTGTGGTCTTTCATTTGAATCTAAATCAATATCATCATATTGAAAATCAATATAAAGTAAGTCTAATTTTGGACCTGGAGTTGGTTTTACAGCAACTAAGTCTAAACCAATTGTTTGAGCAGCAATTTTCATTGCAACTGGTAATAAGTTTTGACCAACATCACCTGAACCTGGAGTTCCTGTGTAAGCACCACCTAAGTTTGACCCTAAAGTTGTTCCTGCAGGACCACCCAATATTGGATTAACTACAGCTCCCATACCTGCTACATTTGTAGCATTAACGTATGCATTTTCATTGATAGAGTGGAACTCAGCATATTCTGACATCCATTCAAGTCTATCACCTGAAACTCCCATGTTTTCCAACACTGGAGACCATTTTTTCATGGCTTTTTGATTATCTATTCTAATTTGTGACATAATAATTTTATTTTTTTTTTATTTTTTTATGTAATCTATAAATGTATATATATCCTTGTTTTTTCACTTTTTTTCAAGTGTGGATTTTTTATAGATTATACTCTTCTAAATCTTTCCATAATCATAGAAACTTCATTATCAGATAGTTTATCCTCTTGGATTAAACCTTCATGAGCTACAAGTTTTTTAGTTACAGTTTCATTAGTTTTGATATTTCTAGTTCCCCAGAAATGCTCAATTTGATTTTCAGTTCTTAAAACTTCTTCTGGATATAATCTAGCTTGTGATAAGACAGATTTTTTAGCAGATTCATTTAAAGTACCCCAGATTGGCTTAATGTTATCAGGCATCAATCTGATTACTCTTTCTTCAAGAGTTTCGTTTTTAGTTGCTAATGACTCTGAAATCAAAGTAAGAACTTCTTTCTGTGTAAAATAACTACTCTCGTTTATGTGTAGTTTAACAGTATCTTGTTCTTCATCTGATAGAGCATAAAAACTATCAACTTGTGATTTGTTTAAGAACTTTAAAAAGTTCAAATCACTGCTTTCAGAAACTTTACGTTTTTTAGCTTCTTCAATTAATTTATTAATAGATTCAGAAAGTTCAGAGTCATCTTGTCCTCCAAATTCTTCTTCATGTGTAAATTCTTCACCTTCGTGTCCTTCACCTTCGTGTCCTTCACCTTCGTGTCCTTCACCTTCGTGTCCTTCACCTTCGTGTCCTTCAGCAAATTCTGCAGCATCTTGTGCAAACTCTTCGGCTTCTTCTGCAAACTCTTTAGCTTCTTCAGCAAAGTCACTATGTCCTTCTTCTCCAGTAAATTCTTCACCTTCTTCTTCCTCTTGTGATTCAAATCCAGCATCTTCAATAGATGGGAATTGACCTTCTTCTTCACCAAATCCTTCATTTAATTTACCAAATGAGTTTAGTTTCTCAACTATCATTCCTTGGTAAGAAATAGATTTGTCTAAGTTTTCAGCAACATATTCAGAGTAAGCAATATTATCATCTAAATGTTCAGCAATGTATTCAGAGTAAGCAATGTTACCTTCAACATGTTCTGCTAAGTATTCAGAGTAAGCAATAGAGTTATCAACTGACTCAGCAATGTATTCAGAGTAAGCAATGTTTTTGTCTAAGTTTTCAGCAATGTATTCAGAGTAAGCAATATTTTTGTCTAAGTTTTCAGCTAAATATTCTGAATACTCAATATTTTTGTCTAAGTTTTCAGCTAAATATTCTGAGTAAGAAATGTTTTTATCTAAGTTTTCAGCAATATATTCTGAGTAGTTGATATTTTTGTCTAAGTTTTCAGCTAAATATTCTGAATACTCAATATTTTTATCTAAATTCTCAGCTAAATATTCTGAATAGTTGATAGCCTTTTCTAAGTTCTCAGCTAAATAGTCATTGTGTTTAGCCAATTTTGTAGTAGTTTCTTTTAATGATTTGTTTTCATTAACTACTACTTGAATTTTGTCTGCTAAATAATCTAAATATTTAGCAACTTGTGAGTTAGTTCCATTTAACTCTTCATAATACTCAAGTAATTGCTCTAATTTCTTAGCAGGCATATTACCTTTTGTAATTGCACTATTTACTACTTTCTTAGTAGATGCAATCTCATTAACTAAATAGTTTGAATAATCAGTTAACTGTTGTTTTGTTACAAAGTCATTGTTGTTCATTTTGAATAATTCGTTCATTTTGGACTCGTCAGACATCTCATATATCCTAAAGTTATTTTTTTCAATTTGTCCATCAGTACAATAACCTAAAGATTCATTCAATACTTTTACACTCATTTTTGCAGATGCAAATCCTGGATCAGCAACAATGTCATATGTAAAAAGTTTTTTTAATGATACTGAACCATCAGATTCAGTAATACCTGCAGCTCTTGAAGATACAAAAACAGGACATCCATCATTAACTAATGCCTTTGCTTCTTTTCCCCAATATGTACTTAACAATTTGATTTCTCCTTCAACTGTGTTCTTTTCAGAAACATATTCAGCTTTGGTGATGATGTGAGATGCTCTTGACAATGAGGTATCAAAAACATCTGGGTGATCAAACTCACCAAAAACAGCACCTAAGCTGCTCATTCTTTCATTCAATTCTGCTAATGCGGGCAAAAACTTTTCAGCAGTGTATATTCTCTCATTACGATTTTTAACACCAAACTCTGTAAAAGTACCATTAAGGATAAAATCCTGGTTACCTGTAGAAGCACTCTCTCTTACAAGAGAATTAGTTGAATTTTCTACTATTAAAACTGGTTTCATTTAAAATAATTATTTTTTGTAGTTCTGTGGTATATATTCATATTCCTATCTACTTATTTTTGAGAAGTGGATTTTTTATAGTATCTTTGTAAAGTCTTATGAAATAAGGTAGTTTTAATTTTGATAAAAAGGGGGATTGATATTTTAATAAATACTTAAAAATAAGTGGTTTTTTATGATCCTTTCAAGAGAGATAAATATTAAAATAATTGAGTCAAATTACAACTATTATGATTATTTAGGATATGATGTATATATAGGAGAAGAAATAGTTATTCCAGTTGAACTATTACCAAAAGGTTCTCATTATAAAATTAAATGTAAATGTGATGTTTGTGGGGTTGAGAAAGATGTAATCTATAAAAATTACCTTAAATATGATAATATTTGGGGAGAATATTTTTGTAGAAAGTGTTCAGAGAGTAAGAGGAAGGAAACACTTAGAAAAAACTTTGGAGTAGATTATCCTATTCAGAATAAAGGAGTTTTAGATAAGATGAAAAAAACATTAATTAAAAAATATGGAGTGGATAATATCTCCAAAAAAATAAAAAAGAATGAATAAATTAAAAGAAGATAGTATCTATGATGGTACTATAGAATTCTCAAATAGTGGTAATGCATCCATTACAATAGAGAATAAAAGTATTTTTATCTATAAAAAAAATACTTTAAATGCACTTAACTCAGATAAAGTAAAAGTTAAGATTATTATTAAAAATAATAAAGTAGAAGCGGAAGTAATAGAAGTATTAGAAAGATTCCGTACCCAATTTGTTGGTAAAGTTCACTTAAACAAAGACCTAACCTTTGTAATACCAGACAGTCAAAAAATTCCAGTAGATTTTTATATTAAAGGTAACCATGATGCTAAGAATGACCAAAAAGTTTTGGTTGAATTCTCAAGCTGGGAACCTGGTTCTAAATCTCCTAAAGGTAAGATTATTGAGATATTAGGAGACTCTGGAGATAACAACACAGAAATGAACTCAATTATGTATGAATATGGATTACCTAACAGTTTCCCTCTAATGGTTGAAGCCGATGCAGAATTAATTCCTTTTGAAATATCACAAGAGGAAATAGAAAAGAGAAGAGATATGAGAAGTATTACAACCTTTACCATTGACCCTGTTGATGCTAAAGATTTTGATGATGCACTTTCAGTAAACATTTTAGATAATGATACTGTTGAAGTTGGTATTCATATTGCGGATGTATCTCACTATGTTAAAGAAGGAACTGATTTAGATGATGAAGCCATTAACAGAGCAACATCTGTTTATTTAGTTGATAGATGTGTACCAATGTTACCTGAGAGATTGAGTAATGGGGTATGTTCTTTGAGACCTAATGAAGATAAACTTTGTTTCTCAGTTGTAGTTACTTTAGATAAAGAAGGAAAAGTATTGAATAAGTGGTTTGGAAAAACTATTATACATTCAGATAGAAGATACTCTTATGAAGAAGCACAAGAAATAATTGAAGGTAAAGATGGTGATTTCAAAACTGAAATACTTTTATTAGATACAACTGCTAAGAAAATGAGAAAACAAAGAATAGAAGATGGTTCTATTGAAATGGGTGGAATTGAAGTAAGATTTCAATTGGATCCAATTACAAAGAAACCAACTGGTGTTTACTTCAAAACTCAGAAAGATGCAAATAAACTTATTGAGGAATATATGTTACTTGCCAATAAATTAGTTGCTAAAGAATTAAAGACTAAAATTAAGTTTTGTGTAAATAGAGCACATGGTTTACCTAGTATTGAAAAGATAACAGAAATAAAAAATCTATGTGATAAATTAGGATATAACTTTGATATAAATGAAGTAAATATTAAACCAAGTATTAATAATCTATTAAAAGAAGTAAAAGGTAATCCTGAGGAAAATCTTATTAATACTTTAATAGTTAGAAGTCAACAAAAAGCATATTATACAACAGATAGTGTTGGACATTATGGACTGGGGTTTGAAGACTACTGTCACTTTACATCACCTATCAGAAGATATGCTGATATAATAGTTCATAGAATGTTAGAAAAATTAGAAAATAATTAGGTAGTAATAATTATTTATATTATCTTTGTCAAACAAAATTAAAAACTTTAATAAATTAAATAATATCTTATGAGAAAATTATTATTAGGAGCTCTACTACTATTGAGTACATTAACATTTGGTCAATTTTATAAATACCAAAACTATCAAAACTATTCTGATTTTTCAGAAAAAAGTGATGTCTTCATGTCAATGAATTATGGAACAAAGACAAACTCTGTTGGTATTGATGTGGCATATAGCAAAGATAAAACAATTGGATTTGGCGCAGGTGTAAGTCTTTCATTTAATTCACCAAGTCACAATGGTACTGAATTTACTGATAATGCTTTCAGTTGGTGGCAAATTACCAAAACAGAAACAGGACCTACATTTTCTTTATATGGATTATGTGGTTATGAATATAAAAAAATTAAGGTTTTTGGTAAATTAGGAATAGGTTGTTATGAAACCGTTAAATCATATACAAGTACTGCTTCAAATACACAATGGTATAAAGTAGTTGATAGAAGTAATGAAACTTTATTAGGTCTAAATGTCAGCTATAAGGTTGATAAGTCTTGGTATTTAGATACTGGATTTGATAATTTTAATGGTACAACATTTGGACTATCATACATTTTCTAACTTTTTGATATTTTTACTATAAAAGAGACTTTTTAAGTCTCTTTTTTTATTTTATCTAATATATCCATATCATATTTAATTGATAATAATTTAATATTGTTATTCTTACAATAATCTTTTTTTATTTTATCCTTTACTATCTGTTTATCCAATTCATCAACACCACCAAATACACTAACTTCTTCATAGTGTTGTCTACCATTATATTCAATACACATATCATAATCAGGTAAATAAAAGTCAAATGGTAACTTTCTTTTATACTTGCAATCATCAAATGTTTTTTGTCCAATATATTCTATATTATTAGATATAAGATAGTTTCTTATTATTTTCTCTCCTTTACTTTCTCTACATACAGGACAACCCTGTCCAAATAAATGCAAATCTATCTTTTGTGTAAATACACCATGATATTTACAAATAATATCCACTTTTTGTTTATTATTCTTATATTCTTTTACTAGTTTATAATCATATTTATTATTATGAATAACATTTGACTTTTCAATGAAGTTATCCAAACCCAACTTTCTACAATCATTACATCCTCTTTTTTGATATAAATGATTTTTAATACTGGTTGTAAATGTTCCATGTTCTTTACAAATAATATCTATTTTATCCTTTACACTTTTATAATCAGAAGAAACCAATGAATACTCATATTTATTGTTATGTAATAGAGAACATCTTTGTAATAGAACATCAATACCAATTTTTTTATTATCAATTCTACATTTATCACAACCTTGACCATTCAAATGATTGTTTGGGTTTATAGAATATTTTCCGTGTTTTTGACAAATTATATCTACATTGGTTCTCATATTCTCATAAATTGTTATTGAATAATTATATCTATCCTTATGTTTAAGTAAACATTTATCAATAAATATCTCTGTTGTTAATTTTTTCATATTATTTTACTAATTTTTCTCTTATTATATCTGATACTTTAACTATTTTATTTTCGATAACTGACTTATCAATTGCTTCTTTAACTATTTTATCATAAACTTCTTGTTCTATTCTTATTGTAATAGATCTACCTTTTTTAATCATTTTTGGATTTATTATTTTTGTCTTACATTATATATTAAAACTTTATCTCTCCCTTTCATATAATTACTATGAAAATTGATAGAAATAAAAT